ACAGGAAGAAGTCAACAAGATGACGCCCGATCAGGCTCTCGACATTTTGTATCCGCCTGAACTCGATGCGGCCGCAAAGCTCTACAAGGAGCTGCTCGACGACCGGATCAGGCAGGCCGAGCGTGCCGACGCGCCACTGAGTTCGGTAAAGCAACATTATTTCCCCGGTTACTGGACCGTCCAAAGCCGACGCGCTTTCAATCAAGCGATCGACGAAATCCTGACCGACAAGGAAAAGGAGAAGTTCGACGCCAATAACACCTCGGAAGCGAAAATGGCCGAGATTCGTGCGCGCGTTAAGGAGTTAATCGCACAGAATTCCGATAAGGGCAGTGATCAGGGCTGGATGAGCGCGTTTGCGAAGCACCCGCTTAAAGGGCCGGAGAAGTTTCGTCACGAAATGGTGTTCACTGACAAGTTGACTGCCGAGAAGTTCGGACTCGAGCCGACGATGCCCAACCCCGCCGATGCGATCATGGCGAAGCTCCACGAACTGGATCAGTCGATCATGGCGAACAAGATTATCCAGCGGTGGACTGAGGAAGGTAACATGAAGATCATCCCGCCGACGGCCAAGCCACCGGACGGCTGGCGGGAATTCCCTGATCCCTTCGGGAAGGTGTGGGCGAAAAGTGCGGATTACGGTCTGAATCTGGTCGGCAAACGGATCGTGCCTAACGAATACGCCGACATTATCGAGAACTACCTTTCGGACTCGCTTTACGAGAGCCGTTACTTCGGCAAACCCTTTGGCGCGTGGATGGCCTTCGCCAACCTGCTCAACCAGACGCAGCTCGGGATCGGGAGCGCGTTCCACGCTGGTTTCACTTCGATGGAAGCTCAGATCAGCGGCCTCGCGCGCTTGTTACAGGAAGTCTATGGAGTGATGCGCGGCAATCGCACGATGGGCGATCTAGGTAGCGTCTTGAAAGAACAGCCTACCGCGATGTATTCGGTGCCGAAAGCTGGCGACGCGGTTCTCAACGCTTATGTCAGCAAAACTCCCTCACAGGACCCGCGTATCAATCAGGTCGTGCGCGCTGCGGAGTTGGCCGGCGCCGGAGTATCCATCGAGAAGGGACTTCGCACCGACCAGATCGACGCGGCCTACAAGGATTTCTACAGCGGGCGGAAGATTCGGGCGGCGGTGCGTTCGCCTGTGGCGCTTATCGAACTCATGGCGAAACCGATCATGGATTTCCTCGTGCCGCGCCAGAAGCTGGGCGTTTTCGCGCACGAAGCGTGGCGCATTATCGACATGAACCCCGGCAAAACTCTCGAAGAACTGGCTCCGCAATTTTCGATGCTCTGGACGACCATCGACGCGCGGCTGGGGCAGGTTCAGTACAAGCGGCTGTTTGGAAATAACGTTGCGAAAAACGTTCTGCAGATGTTCGTGCGCGCTCCTGGCTGGACTGGCGGCACGATCCTACAGCTCGGCGGCGCTGTTAAAGACGCCGGTAACTTCTTCAAGGAATGGCACGACACCGGTAGCCTGCCTAAAGACCTGCCTCCGCGCACCGCCTACGCGATTTCCCTCGTGCTGATGACCGCCGTCATGAACGCGGCGTTGACCTACCTCTTTTCTGGCAAGAAACCGGAGGGGCAGGATTACTGGGCGTTCCGGACAGGGCGCGAGGACGAACATGGCAACCCCGAGCGTTTCGTGCTGCCGACTTACATGAAGGATTTGTACGCCTACGGGAAACACCCGGGCGAAACGATCATGAATAAGACGCACCCCGCCATTTCGCTCTTTGGGGAAATCATCAAGAACCGCGATTATTACGGCGTTCAAGTGCGCGATCCCGACGCCAGCGTGATCAAGCAAGCCTACCAGAGCGGTAAACATATCATTTCGGCGTTCCAGCCCTTCTGGTGGCGCGGCTCCCAGCGCGCCAAGGAGCGCGGAAAAGGCTTTCCGGAGAAGGTGCTGCCCCTTGTCGGCGTCATGCCAGCTCCGCGCGCGCTTACGCAGACGCCAGCGCAGGCCGAACTGGACGCTTACTACAAGACGCACAACCCGCAGGAAGGCATTACTCCTGAGCAGTTCGAGATTCAGAAGGGTAAACGCGACCTCGTGTCGAAACTTCGTCGTGGTGAAGCTCCGGACATTACCAAGGCGATCAATACCGGTGTGATCCATCCACGTGACATTTCCCAGCTCTACAAGCGGGCGCGGCTCGGTCCCATCGCCAGCGCGGTTGACCGGTTGCCACTGGCCGAAGCCGAGAAGGTGTATGCCTTGGCCGAACCACGGGAGCGCGAACAAATGACTTCCATTTTGGAACGCAAGCGTGCAGGGAGCTACCGCCGAGGTGGTGGCAGAACGATGTTCACAGGATTCTAAATGACGACCCCAAGCCCTAACACGACAGCGCCGGCAGCGGTGGAACCGAACGATCAAGCGCCGGAGATTAACCCGCTTGACGGAATCCAGCCGATCAAATCCAACCTCGTTCTCACGCCTTCACAGGTGGACGCGATGGTTGAGCGGGCGATCTTGCGGATCGACGAGTTGTCCTCACAAATGGGACTCTACCTTGACGGCACAGGTCGGGTTGATCCGACGCGGTGGATGGGTGTCCGTCAGAAGAACCAAGACCAGTATGACAACGACTGGCAATGGCGGTTGGCGCTAGGCGGCATCTTCGAGTTCTCCAACTTCTCGATCAACATTTCCAAGCGTTACGCGCGCCTCATGTCGGCCAAGTCGCGTGATGACTTGTGTGGAACTGACCCTTTCTTCGCGATCATGCCGGAGGCCGTGAGCGTGGAGGATACCCAGGTGAGCATGAGCGCCGAGAAGTTCCTGCAAATGAAGGTGCGCCAGAGCAACGTGAAACGCTCGCTGGCGACTGGGCTTAAATGCGCGCTGATCCGCAACGAACAGGTGATGAAGATTACCTACGTCGCCAACACCAGTAAGTTCCGTGGCCCAGCCCGCGTGGCCGCTGGTCCCTTCGTTTACGAGGGACCGGGAGGCCAAGTGTTTACTCCGGAAGGCGAACCGGTAATGACGCCGCGCGGCAACTACATCTACGAGCAGGACGACTTCATCCCCGATCCCAACGTGCAAGGTCAGTTCCGCCTCCGCAAAGAGCCCAACGTGGCGATGCGCTTTACGCCCGAGTACGAAGATTTCCCGATGCTCGATCAGGTGTTAACCCATCAGGAAGGCGTTGATCTGCGACCAGTGGACTTCCGTGATTTTCTTTGCCCGCTCAACGTCGCTTCGATCCACGAGGCCGACATTTGCGTTCATCTTTTCGATGAACAGTGGGAACGACTGGTGATGATCTACGGAATGTTCGAGGTCAGCAAAGACTACGTGAACCAGCCTTACCTTAGCGGTGCGAAGGCGGCGAAGGAATCAAAGCAGGAAGTGACCGGCGAAGTAGAGGCTGGCAGTCAGGCGCTCAAAATCGTGAACGCAGCGGATTGCTACATGAGAATGGACGTCGACGACGACGGCATCGAGGAGGAAGTTTGGGTTGTCATCGACCGCAAGAACAAGAAAGCGATCTGGTATGACTACATGGGCGCTCACCTCAAAAAGCGGCCCTTTGACGTTATCGTCGGCATCGAGCAGGTCCCCGATCGCTGGTATGGAACGGGTGTATTTGAAATGCTCGACCACAAGCAGCTCTACATCGACACGCAGTTTAACCGCGTCAACTTCAAGAGCTCAAAGAATTCGAGCGTGCGCTTCCGCAACCGGAACGCCGTGAGCCAATGGAAGGCCGGTCAGGAGTTGGTGTTCGGCGACGATCAGGTGCTCGACGTTGACGACCCGCGTTTCACCGCGTCCAACCCGCCACTTTTCCAAGTCCAACTCACGGACATTGACGAGAACGCGATGAAGCTAATCGAGCTGATGCTTCAAGCCGCGTCCACCGAGGTTGGGATGGTCGGCCCCGACGATGGCAACATGGCTGGCCTGGATACGACCAAGCTCGCCACCGGCATCAAATCGCTCGAGCGAACTGCCAACGTCCTGATGAAAGAAACCGAGGCCGCGCAAGGCGACGGCGTAACTCAGGTGCTTGATCAGGTCGTGGATTGCGTGTTAGAACACATGGATCCAAATGAGGTCTTGTACGACGAGGACACGCAGTCGCTCCTCACTCTTTCGAGAGAAGAAATCCGCAATCTTGGTCGGCACACTCGACTTCTCCTTACTCGTTCCCGATCGACGGAAACGATTGAGACTGCCCGCATGGTTGTTCAGCTTTGCCGTGAGTACTACGAGGCGCTGAATCCAGAGGAACAAAACCTCCTCCGCGAAGAATACGTGCGCCAGTTGCGCGCTCTGGAAGTGCAGGACAGTGACCGGTTGCTGCGGAAAGTCAGCGATCAGGAGGTCGAACAGTGGAAACAGGAGCAGCAACAGGCCGCGAAGCTCCCGCCGCGCACGAGCATCGCCACCAAATACCCCGATCTTCTCCGCAGCGAGCAGGTGCAGGTTTTGCAGCGGGAAGGTATCTCGCCGGGGAGTCCTCAAGAAGTCGCTCAGAAAGTCCAGCAAGACCTACAGGTCAAAACTGCGGAGAAAACCGCAGGGCAAGGCGATCCCCAACAGGAAATGGCGATGAAGGGGCAGGAGCACCAACAGAAGATGGAGCAAAGCGCGCAGCTCCACGAGCAGAAGATGGGACAACAGACTGAGGCCGCGCGCCTCAAGGCTTCGACAGCGATTGAATCTTCGCGCCTCAAGCAAGAAACGGCGGTTCGGGAGGCGAACCTCAAGACGCAGGTAGCAACTCATCAGGCGCAGGTTTCGACACAGCAATCGACCGAGCAACACGCACTGAGAATGAAGCAAGCGGAAGAAGCGGCTCGCCAGAAAGCGGCTGCGGCGAAGAAAGCAGGCTCGACAAACGGTCAGAAGAAGTGATTAACTGCCCGTGTGGCTGATGACACCAATCCAACCCCGCCGATCCGGCGATTAACTGACAATGAGCTTGTCCGAACCGTCGCCGGAGGATTCAGGGCCGATCCAGCCGGCGAGCCAGGAGCCAGAGAACGAAACGAAAAACGGGCTCTCGACGAACTCGGGGACATTGAAAGCCTCCGGCAAAATTCCGCGTTCCAGTGGTTTTCGAGTACCTGTATCGAGCGAGGTTTCAAGGAATCTCGCGATCTTTTGGAGGAGGTTGACATTACTCAGCTCACCCCAAAGGCAGTCATGCGACTCGTGTCGATCTTCCAAACGTGGCGCAAAATCGCCCGTTGGCTCGACGAGCGGGAAATCGAACACCGGCGCTCCTTAAATCCTAAAGACCCGCACCTTGACGAGATTCGTGCGCGCCTCAACCTTCACTGACTATGACCGAAGTACAAGACGAAAACATCAAGGCCGACAAGCAACTCCGGAAAAATCTCGACGAACAGTTGCAGACACTCAAGGAGTTGACCCCGAGCCGCGAGCGCGCTCTGACGATCACCAAATTGCAGGAAGCGATCATGTGGCTGGGGATGGACTTGAAACGCCTCGGGAACCCGACTCCCTATCCGCACAGCTACGATCCGGCCAGCAACGTTGTTGAGCCGCCCGCCGACGGCCTTAAACTCTAGGCTTGCTTTGAGCGGGTGGTTTCGCCAGTTGCGCTGGCGTGGCTGAGAACGGCAACGGCAAACACAGGTGGGTGGCTATTGGCCTTCCGCTTGCCATCGCTATCGTCGGTGTGCTTGGTTTCATCTATGGCATCGGCCAGCGCGGCGGGAAAATCGCCGAGGTTGTGGATTGGAAGATTGAGACTGCTCCGCGCATCGAGCGTATGGATGCCAAGGGGACCAACTCATTCGAGATTTTCCACGATGAATACCTGCGAACACAGAAGCGCCAATGGGATGAGTTAGAGCGGTTGCGACAGGATATTCACGACAAGGAAATCTCGGACATTAAGGAGCGATTACTGACGTTGGAACGCAAATAGCCTTGCCTTTTGAACCGATGTGGTTCAGAGCGCGGGCTAATGCCAAAGAAACCATCTGCCAACGGAGCCAACAGGAGCGAGCAGGCTCGAGTTAAACGAGCCGAAGCCGCAATCGGTGAAATTCTGAAACGCGAGGGAGTCGTGCTGACCTCGAACAGGGTGCGCGTGCTTTTCGCGAATCAGGAAGGGAAATACAGGGGCGGGAGCACTGTCGACGTTAAGGATTTGGCCGAGCTTTTGGGGCGTCCGAATATGCTCATTATGCCGCAGGTGCAACTAGAACCCTCCAAGCAACCACAACCACGATGAACATCGTTATTTCCAGCGGCCATGGCAAAAAAGTCAGGGGCGCCAGCGGTGTGCTGGACGAAGTGGACGAGGCGCGCAAGGTGGTCGAACAAGTCGCAGCTTATTTTCTGAGAGCCGGTGTGAGCGTGCAGAGCTTTCACGACGACATTTCGACCACGCAGAACGAGAACCTGAACAGGATCGTCAATTTCCACAACGCCCAATCCCGGGATTTGGACGTTAGCGTTCACTTCAACGCCTACCAGGACACCAGTAAGCCGATGGGAACCGAGTGCCTGTTTGTGACGCAGGAGGTTCTGGCTGCCGAGGTTTCCGCGAGCATCGCTGCCGCCTCCGGCCTGATCAATCGTGGACCGAAGAAGCGCACCGACCTGTTTTTCCTCAACAAGACGGAGGAGCCGGCGCTTCTAATCGAGGTGTGCTTTGTCGATTCCACGACCGACGCCGACTTGTACCACAAACACTTCGACCCGATCTGTGCGGCGATCAGTGAAGCGATTACCGGTAAGCCCGCCGAAGTGCCAGGGCCGACGCCGGCGCAGCCGGAAGACTTTGATCCGAGCAAGCTCCTCATCATTGATCCTGTGTCTATCTGGCAGGCGTTCGGTGGCGGCTACGTGACTTTCTGTAGCGATCTGGACATTTGTAACGATGGGAGCGGCCCCGACCACGACGATGTGAGTTATCAGCCGATGACGGCCTATTACAACAAGGGGAAATACCTCAACGCCGACGAGGACCGATACATTGTGATCCCGCCACAGGTGCGCGAGCTCTTGGAGCCACGGAAGCTCAAGGTGATGGGTTGTCAGGCGCGTCTGACTAACATGAAGACCGGCGCGTGGACGGCGGCTGTGACTGGTGAGATTGGGCCGGAAGATAAGACCGGTGAAGCGGCCTATTGCGCTGCCAAGATAGTGAATCCCATGATTGACTACAACTCGGGCGACAAGCGACGCCTTTATCTTTACGAACTGTGGCCGGGACTGCCAGCTACGGTGGCAGGCAAGGTTTACCCTCTCGAATAAGGTGCGTGAGGACACTTGGAAATTTTACAAAGATAGAAGACACAAGTGGCGTTGGAAGCGTAAGAGCCCGATCCAGAACCGGATCGTTGAGGAGTGCCGCAAGGGCTTCGACACCCTCCATGAGTGCGAGGAGGACGCGCACGACGCAGGTTGGAACGGGCAATCTAAGACCAAGGTCGATATAGCCCGTTGAAGTTCCTAGGAGTTAGCCTTATAAGTGTTATTCGTGGCCCGCGCGATCCAAGTCGATCTGAATGAACGAAGTGGCCTTAAAACGATGGATCGCGACGATTGCGCTTCGCCTATCGGCGTAGTTGCGATGGGAAAACGCCTAACCCGCTTCCTCCGGCAAAGCCCAGCTCACCGGCATGAACAACAGGTGCGGGACGACTGGGCGCGCAGGAACCGGAAAAAATAGGCTTGCATCTTTTTACCATGTTCGCCAGAGCGCGGCGTCATGGACCCAACTCAGGCGCAAGCCGAGACAAATCCAGCGACGGCCGCATCCGAAACGGAAGCGGGTACACCACAGCCGACTCTTGAAAATGCGAGTCTGGAAGACCTCGATGCAGTTCAGACCGAGGGAGCCAGGATCGCGGGAGTAGCTGGCGGTGGAGAAGGCACAGGAGCCGAATCAGAGGCACCTGTAGCAGAAGCAGCACCAGAAACCGAACCGCCTGCGGAAACTCCTCCTCCTACTGGAGAGGAAACCCCGCCAGCGGAAGGCGAACCGCCGACAGCGGCTCCTGAGCCAGAGGAACCAAGAGGAGAAATCCCTGAGCGTTTCCGGTTCAAGGATCCGACCGATCGCGCAATCGCCGCGGTCAAGAAAGCTGCCGATGTTGCAGGAACACCGATCACTTGGAGCGAAGCCGAGCGGCGGGTAAGAGGCGAACCAACTGCGCCACGCGCAGAAGGTCCGCAGGTCGATCCAGTCGCGGCGGTCACCGGAGAGCTTGAATCGTTGCAAAACGAAATCGCTGTTCTGGAAGCTCAGATCGATCCACCCGAAGACTCGGACGAGATTCTGTCCACTAAGGAGATGCGCGCAGCGACGGTCGCTCTGGCCGAGAAGCGCTCCCAACTTATCAAGACGGAACTTCGGTTGGAGGGATTGCAGTACCAACGCGAAGGCCAGCGGTTGACGGCTGTCGAGCAACAGAAGCAAGCGCGCGAAGCGTCAAAAACTCGCGCACTTGCTGAGTATCCCGACGCTGCCAAGGCTGATACCCCGCTAGGGAAAGCGATCACCAAACGATTCGAGGAAATGAAAGACCCGAGTCACCCTGAGCATCCCATTTTGTATGCGGACACCGCTCCGGAGCGGGTGACGGAAATCGTCGCCAAGGAACTCGGGATCGTTGCCAAGCCTAAAACTCCATCCAAGCCAGCACTTCCGCCAACGCCCGTTCAAAAGAAGGCCACTCCGGTATCCGGCAATAAAACTGCCGTCCCGGGGAAACCCGCAGAGGCTCAAGACGACAAAAAGAGCTATGAGTACCTCAGCGAAAAAGCCTCGTTGGACGAGCTGGATGAGTTTGCCGGCGCGAAAGATGGGCTTGCTGCCGCTATTCGGTAGCCACGTTTCGCCAAGGCCGCTTTTTCCTCTGCCAACCCAACTTAGGAGAAAGACAAATGAATCTAACTAAACGCCGGTTAATCGCCGGATTACACTTGGGTACTGCCCTCGTGGTCTTGTTTGCGACGCAAAGCGCCGCAGCATTTTTCGCGGTGGCGGCAGTAAACCCGTTAATGACGGCCCAACTCGGGGCGGCATACAACAAAATCAACGTGACGACCTATGGCAACATGGTCGCACAAAACGCCAAGGCGGCGGAGGAGCTTTGGGTAAAGCGAATCCTAATGGGCGCACAGCAGGCCAACGTGTTCAGTGACGAAATGATCGGCGGTCCCGGTTCGGGAAAGCCTTTCGTCCAGTACGATGACCTGACGAAAGTTGACGGTAACACGATCAACATTCCGACCATCGCTCCCTTGGGCGGTCCAGGCGCGCAAGGTGAAGGCGACCGAAGCGGTAACGAAGAAAAACTGCGTATCGGCGGTTTCCCCTGCAAAATTGGGCGCCAATGGTTCGGCCTCGGTATCACCGACGTCGCGGAGGAAGAAACCGTTATCGGTTCTCAGTTCGATAATCTGTCCAATAAACTGCTTCGGCAGCGGCTGGGCCGAAAGATCAGCGAGGACTTGATGATGAGCTTGGTCAACGCTGCTCGAACAGCGGGGCTAAACATGGTGCGGCCTAACTTCAGAGGTGGCCGCGACCTCTTGAAAAGTGCAGACGTACTTTCCACGAACACAATCACCAAGGGTGGCCTTGTGTTGTCCGGTATGGGCGGCAAACCTGTAGGGACAATCAAGAATTCCGCTGGTGGTATGGTCGAGCAGTTCCTATTCTTCGGAACTCAGTACGCCTTCGCGCCTCTCGGGAGTGAGTCAGCCTACTTGCAGGCGCTCCAGTACGCGGAGAATCGCGGGAAAGGGAACCCGATCTTCCGTGGCGACTTTGTGGATTGGAACGGCCACGGCATCTATCGGTGGTACATCCGCGACCACGAAGCCTACGGACCGGTCGGCTCAGTCCTGCAACCGCGAGCCTTCCTTGGCGCGGCGATCCCTGCTGATAACAACGCCTACGATATTACTGGCGGCGGCGACGCTACCGGTGCGGCGTTGGTTCCAGCTCCCAACTACTTCGAGTCCTTCTCGAACGCGCCCTACGTTTACACGAACGGCAACACAATCCCGGCTGACACGACGACAGTTCGTTATGTGGCGATCTACAACCTGACCGGCGCGAACGCCGGCAAGATCGGCCTCTACACCTACACGGTGAATAACGGCAACAAGCTGACGATGGCGAGCAGGCTCCGAGCTGCGGCTGGCGGTATCGCGGTCACGACCTTCCCCGGTTCGGGAATTACGTGGAACGTGGCTCCGTGGCTATTGGCGAATCTCACCGATTCGCACCCTGTCGGATCGCTGGTGTTGGAGGTCAACGCCTTCGGCGTTCCCTTCTGCTACACCTTGGGGTTGGGAGAAATGGCTGGTATCTGCGGTTACGGTTCACTCAAGGGACGCAACGCTCGCGCTGCGCGCACCGAGGAACATCGCAACCACGGAATGGATCACGGTATCGGAGTGGAAACCGTGTTTGGCAGTTGTGCGACACAACGAGCAGACGGGAAGTACCCGAATTTCATTGTGATCGAGTCGGCGTATCCGGCAGACGGTTTCCCGACAGTCACCTAAATTTGGAGCAACACCGGAGCGCCGTTCAGAAGTGGGGGCGGCGCTCCACAACCCCGAAAGAAATTCATTATGGATTACGCAAATATGACGGTGGCTGAGTTGAAAGAGGAAGCGGATAGCCGCAACCTCGACTACGCTCACGACGCCAAGAAAGACGAGTTGATCGCGCTACTGAAAAAAGACGACAAGAACGGCGCGAAAGGAAAGTCAGTTCCGGCTCCGGAGCAGGAAGTCGTGGAGGACGTACCGCCTCCCGATCCCTACGAGGGTTTCGCCGATCCAGTGATCGACGGAACGAAACCGATCATCGATCAAGTCACGCCGAGCAACCAAGTACTGGTGACCGTTCTTGACGGCAGCAACGTCAGAGCGATGCCCGACGACGGTAAAGACTACGACCATCTGGTGTTTGTCCAGAGCGGGCGCGGTCAGGAGTTCCTCATCTCCGAAGCGGCCAAGCGCAAGTTTGGTCAGGACAGGGATGGGCAAATCTTCTACAACCAGCATGGAGTCGCCAAAGAGTTCAAGCCGGTTGATAT